TTATCGATTCTTTTATAAAATTTATTACAATCATTACAATTTAAACCTTCATAACCTTCTATACATTTTTTACAACTTCCATCATTATTACATTGACTATTTAAACAAAATGGATTGAAACATTTATTAGTACAATTTACTCCATAATAATTATATAAACAACTATCACATTTTTCACCAATGTATGGTTGATAACATATACATTTACCATTACCTAATTTTGTATTAGAACCATGACAATACCCATTTACACAATCATCACACTTTGAACAATTTTTTCCAAAATATCCTATGTCACAATTATCACATAATTTACCGGACCATCCTTCATTACAAATACATTTACCAGATCCACTGTTTGTTCCTGATCCATCACAGTATCCATTATCACAAATTTTACACTCTAAACAATCTTTCCCAAAATAACCTTTATTACATATTTTTTTATTACATAAATATTTATTGGTTGTCAAATTACATAAAATATCATTTGGGTATAAAAAGAAAAATAATGCTCCACCTATTAATCCAAATATAAAGAAACATAAACATAAATAGAAAGCATGTAATTTAACTTTATAATCTTTTTCTTGATAATCATCTTTCATTTAAAATAATATAATTATAATACTTTAAATAAAACTAATGATAAGATTGTCTTAAATGTTCCCTAAATTTTTCTTTACTCACAATTGAATAATGAACTGCCCAACCAAAATCTCCTTTATGCTCAAATGAAACTTTTCCATTTTAATAATTTAACTCATTATAAAAAAAAAATTCCAGTTTCTACAGAATCTTTAATTACTTTACCATTTTTTAATATATATCTCGTTTTTTTTCCATTTTTTAATTTACCATTTTCAAATATTCCCTCATATTCTGCTTTTTTATTATTATTTATATCATAAATGATTAGTTTTGCGTCTCCGTATAGTTTATCATTATTAAAATATCCCTTTGCTTGATAATCTTTAATTGATTCACCATTTATTATTTTGTATGTTATTTTTATTCCTCTTTTAAATATATTATTTTCAAATAATCCATTTCTTTCTGATGATATATAATATTCATCATTTTTGAATTTATACCAAAATTTTTTTCCATTTTCATCATTTAACTTATTATTTCTAAATTTTCCATTATATTCATAGTTTTTAATTGATTTACCATTTTCTAATTTATACCAAATTCTTTTCCCATCATTTAATTTACCATTTACAATTTTTCCAATATCTTCATATTTTTTAATTGGTTTACCATTGTTTATAATTGGTTTACCATTTTCTAATTTATACCAAATTATTTTTCCCTTCTCATCATTCAATTCATTATTTACAAATTTTCCATAAATTTCATATTCTATAACTGAATTATCATTATACGAAATTCTTTTCCCATCATTAAATTTATCATTTACAAATTTTCCAATATCTTCATAGTCTTTAACTAAATTACCATTTTTATAATTATACCTAATTTCTTTTCCATTCTCATCATTTAATTCATCATTTACAAATTTTCCAATTTGTTCATATTTTTTAACTAATTTACCTTTATTTTTTTCATAAACTGTAAATGTACCGTTACCATCCTTTTTACCGTTAATACAATTTCCAGTCCATTTATTGCCATCTTCAGATCCACAATCATCGTCATCATCGTCGTCATCATCGTCGTTATCATCGTCGTCATCATCGTCGTTATCATCGTCGTCATCATCGTCATCATCGTCATCATCATCGTCATCATCGTCATCATCATCATCATCATCATCGTCATCATCATCGTCATCATCATCGTCATCATCATCGTCATCTTTATCGGCATCATTATTTTTAAGATTATCTTTTTTATTAATTTTTTTTAAAATATAAAATATTAATATTCCAATTAAAATCATGAATAAAACAATAAAAAAAATAATAGCCATGTATATATATATATATATAGATATTATTTTAATATTTTTTTTATATTTTTTAATATTTTATTAATTTTTAATTTTGCTTTTTCCATATATTATTAATTTTATTCTTAATTATAAAATAAAACTTTTATTTATAAAAAAATTATGAGGGTTGATCTGTTACTTTATTTTTTTTTCTAATATCTATCAATATTTTTAAAATTCTTACCGCATTGTAAGCTTTTATTTTATTAACATTCTCTGGTTTATTTTCAGGTATTTCTAAATTTGTTAAAATATTATTTATGATTTCTTTATCAAATTCTTTCATCATGTTAATAGTTTGATTGTAATAAATTTCTATTTGATTAAAATCGATTTCTTCTTTCGATTTATGATAATTATCAACACAATAATCACTAATTTTTTTTAAAGTTATAGTTTCTAATAAATCTTTTGTACCTTGATCTAAAGTATTATTAACTTTATTTAAACTTTCAGAAAGTAATAATTGTTCCTCATTTAATTTATTAAAAAATTTCAGAACAATATTAATTGAATCTATTAATTCTTTATCAGAAAAATCTACATTTTCATTTTTTAGCTTGTTAACAACCAATTCAGTACAACTTTTTACATTTAAAATCTCATTTTTTCGTTCATCAGGTATAACTTTTATATCTTCTCCAGTTAAAAACATTGTTAATATTTTATCAATAATAGCAAATATTCTTTTTGCTAAAATTAATAAATTATCTCCATTTTCTTTGACACAATCAATAACTCCTGGTAATAATGGAAAAAATGTATCAAAAATATAATCTTCGTCTTCTGAAGACATAATTTTATTAAATAATTCATCGTTAAGTATTTCAGACATTTATATTACTAGTTTTATTTTAGTCTAGAAATAACAATATCAATTTTTTTTTATATTTTCTAATTTTAATTTCCATTTTTTTAATATCTCATAATAATTAATTAAGTTTCTTAAATAATTTTCTTCTACATCTAAACCTTTTATATTCTTATCATTATAATAATTACTTTCAACTCTTTCAATACATTTTTTTAATAAATTGATATCACATGATTTTATTAATTTTTTTGTGATTAATATATTATGATTAATATCAAATATTGTTAAATTATTTAAATTATTAATATTATCTCTAATGAAATCACTTATTTTTAAAAAAATTAAAGTATCATTACATTTTCTAATATGATTATCTAAATCTTTTTTATCCATTTTATAATTAATATTAATTATATTATTTTTTAAATAAAATACTTGGTTTAACACATTGTTTATCCAATTTAATTTTTAATTCATCTTTTAAACTGTTGATATGTTTATACACAGTCATATTTTTAATTAAAATAGGATGAGTTATTTGCATTCCTGTTAAAGGTTCTGTATTTTTACCATTTTTTAACCATTTTGTAATAAACTTTTTTTCATATGTATTTCCACCAAATTCATTTTTTGTTTTAGATGCTAATATTACTGGATTCTTAAAAGGTTCTTTAGAAATAGGACAAATTAAATCTTCAGGAATATGATTTTCTAATAATTTTGATTCTAATTCATAATTCATTTTAAATATATTTGCAAATCTTTTATTAATTTTATTCATTTTGTTCCATAATCTAAAATATTTTTTTAAAAGCAAAATTCTTTTAATTGTGATATCTATTTTTTTTTTTAATTGTTTTTTTACAAATAAATTGTATTTATTTCTTAATTTTTTTGAAATTTTACACATTTTAATTTTTTCTTCATATGTAATTTCTAAATTTTTGTTTGGTGTGTATCCCCTTACTTCAAAAAATGAATTAAAAATGATATCATCTTTATGTGTTTTTTTTATATCATTTGGATGACAACTAAAATTGTTATTTTTATCTAAACCTTCTAAAAATTGTAAAGTATATAATATTTTATTATTTACTTTAATTTTTGATTTTATCCTAGCAAAAAAATTACAACAATATATCCCCATACTGTCCGCAAAACTAATACACGTTTGTAATTTAATAATATTATTAACTTGTAAATATGATTTATCCATAATTATAAATTACTATTAATAATATATTAATATCAATTTTTTTTTACAATAGAATTATTAAAAATTTTATTAACACATCTCAATTGATTTCTAATTTTACTATCATCTATATCAAATAAAATTATAATGGATTCATAGTTTTCACCATGTAATAATCTATAACTTTTTTTGGGATGTAATTCATTAAATAATGTTAAAAAAGATCCAAAATTTAAATTTGTTATCATATATTTTTTTTCATGAATTTTTTCTATACCATAACTATCTGAATTAAATAAATTACTTAATTTATAATCAGCATAATACCATATACCATATTTATTTTTTAATAAATAATCTTTATCCATTATTATATTATAAATCTTACTTATGTAATTTTTGAAAACAGGTAATGAACCACTTTCTAAAGTAATAAAAATATTATTATTATTTGATATATTAGATTGTTCATATTTTATTTTACATCCAACTATTTTTTTTAATGGAATATAAGATGCAACAATATATTGTAAATCTTCAGGTAATTCAAAATTGTATTCATTTAAATTAATATTTTTTAAAGATAAATTATTCATAAATATAATATTAAATAATAATATATTTATAAACCACTTTTAATTTTATCTAATTTTTGATTAATAATCGATTTTAATGAATTATTTGGAATTAATATCTTATTTTCAATAACTACATTTGTTAAAGGATCTTTATTATTTGTTTTAAACCATTTTAATATATTTACCTTTTCATATGTACTACCACATATATTACTTACTGGATTATACATTAATTCTTTACTTATTGGACAATAAAGATTATCATCTAATTTTATTTCTTCTATATTTGGTATTTTTTTTTTCAAATCTTCCAACCACTTCATACGATCCTTTTCTAAATTTTCTATTTCAATATCTTTTTCATTAGATTCATTGTCTTATTGATTTACTTCAATATGGTCAATTATATTTCTTGATAAATTTATAATATTCAATAATCTATTTAATCCATTATCAGTTTCTATAATAAGATTTCTATTTCCAGTATTTATAATTCTATATTGTTCTATGATTCTAATTTGACTCATATTTAATTTAAATAATGTATATATAATATTTATTCAATTTTTATTTTCTCAATAAATGAATTTATATTCTTAGGTATAAATGTCCATTTTCCATTATGTTTAATATACAAATCTCCTATATCAAAATATTCTATATATTTAGGAGTGTGAGGTAATCCAGTTTCAACCCAATTAGAATTTTTAATTTTACTACCTACAATTCTAGCACAAAGTTGATTAATATCATCTAACTGTTTTCTTATACCATCATTCAATATCGGAGCTAAATTGGAATTATTTTTAAGATCAATTAAATATTCTTTAATTATATTTTTTTTATCGTTTACCATTATTAATCTTAAAAAATTATAAAAAAAAATAATATTCAATTTTTTTGTATATTATATATATATATAAATTAGAAAGGACAATTTTTTATTTGTTTATAAAAAGATTCTTTTTTTATAGAATTTTCAAATTGAATTATATATTTTAATATAGTTCTAAATCCATTTACTTTAGACACACTGTGTAAAACCGTATTTGGTTTAACAATTACTAGTGTATTTTCAACAGGTCTAATATTTTTTATTTTTCCATTTTCATCCCAAAAAAAATTACTATCTGATTTATTTTCAATAGTAAGAACTAATTCAAGACAATCTGGTGAAAACATAGATAAATCTTTATGCCAATTCATACCTGAAGATTTATTTGGATATTTTCTATATTCAATTGGAAAATCAGGATCATTAATATATTTTTTTTTATAAATTTTTGTTATTAATTTTTTTAGTTTATTATCATTATAAATTAAATCATATAATTCTTTATGCTTATTATTTTTTAAACATAATGATTTTCTTGAAGGGACTCGTATATCATTTTTTAAATTTATATTTGATAATAATCTCTTTATTTTTTTAAATTTATTTTTATTGTAAAAATTTTTTATAATAATTAAATTATTTTTATAATTATAAAAATTATCATTTAAATTATTTCTTATTAAAAAATAAATTATTACTATAAAAAATATTATTATTATTATTAACATTAATATAATTTAGAATTTTATATTTTTTATTTCATTCTTTCATTAGTCATAGCAATATTTTGACTATTCTTTTTACGTAATTCGTACATATTTTTAATTATATTATTTTTTTCATTATTATAAATTTTAATTTGTTTTTTTAATTCAGATAAATCATTTATAGAATTTATTCTCATAAAATCTTCGTATGATCTATGATGTAATGGATTTTTAACTTTTATACATGTATGATCATCAAATATTTCTTTTATTGTTTTCTTTTTTAAATTCTTTAATTCTGATGATTCTTTCATCCTTTTAATAAAAGTATCAAAAGAACCACCACCACTCTTTTTATTATTCATTGATAATTTCTTTTCCAGTTTTTTTAATTCTAAATATTTTATCTTATATTTTAAATACTTTCTACTATACATTTTCTGGTCAACATGAGGACCAGCAGCTGCTAAATATGATTCAGGAGGACCTTCTTGATTTGTAATATATTCATTAGTTTCATTAAATAAATATTCATTTACTTCTTCTATCATATAATTAACAATTTTTTTATCTTCATCACTCAACCGACTATAATTAGTACCATCCATAAGAGGAGCCATTATTTGTAAAAAAAATGGATGCGTGTAAAAAGTTTCCTTATCATCATTTATAGTATAAAGTTCATTGTAAATTACAACTATAGGAATTTCAATATCATCACTTTCATTTTGTGGAATTTTTATATGAAATCTATTATTAATTTTATTCTTAATTTTTATTATATGTATTGTTAACCTCATAGTATTTTCTAAAGTTAAATCATTATCATCAATAAATTTAAATATAAGTGTTTGGTCATTTCCAAGAACACCTATTCTAGGTATATTTACATTTATTTGTGTTAATTTTGTAATATTATTATATCTTTCAATATTGGCTTTTCTCCATTGGGAAAATGATCCTGGTTTTCCATTATTTCTCCAAAATTGTTTCATGGATACTTCTGCTTTAGTCTTTTCTACAATAGCTAAAAAAACATTATTTAAAAAATCTATATTAATCTTTGGATCAATAGAAGAACCTCTTTTTAAATCTGGTGGAGGCATCTCTGGAATAAATTCTTCAGCCTGTGCAAATTCTTTAGGTATAGGAGTCTTCGATGGTACAAAAACTTCAGCCTGTGCAAATTCTTTAGGTATAAGAGTCTTCGATGGTACAAAAACTTCAGCCTGTGCAAATTCTTTAGGTATAGGAGTCTTCGATGGTACAAAAACTTCAGCCTGTGCAAATTCTTTAGGCATAGGAGGCTTCGATGGTACAAAAACTTCAGTCTGTGCAAATTCTTTAGGCATAGGAGTCTTCGATGGTACAAAAACTTCAGCCTGTGCAAATTCTTTAGGCATAGGATTTTTAGGTGGTATAAATTCTTCAGCATACAAATATTGTTCCATATATATACATATAGAAAATTTAAATATTTATATTTTTTTATAAATATATATAATGTTAAGTTTTAACTTTTTAATTGAAATAATAATTTTTGGAATAGTAATGGTAGTTTTTGGTTTTTTAGTCAGCTATTTAACTGATTTTATTTCAGGAAAAAAAATAGATTGGTTACCTGATCATTCATTAGGTATGGCTACAGGAACTTTTTATACTGCTGCATTAGTTTACATATTGTTTTCAGATTTATACTTGAAATATAAATTAAAAAATATAAAAAAATAAAAATTATATTTTATTTAATAATAAATAAAATATAATATTTAATAATATGGCTATTAAAAATTTAGATATTAAAATACCAATTCCTAATGACTTTTTTGACTTTTCAATAGATAAAGAAAACAAAGATCTTCTTCTAAATCAAATAAAAAACCTTAAATTAACTACTGACAAAGGATCATCACCTAGCTTTTTAAATATATTAAGCCCTGACCAACTTTATGATTGTTATAAAATATTATATGATAACATAACATATGTTACATATAAAGATTTTTTAGATAATTTATTAGATTGTTTTGCTGATTTTACAGAACATTTACTAGAAAAAGTTAAAATATTAAATGCATTTAATAAAAGCAAACTACCTAAACATCAAAAAAAAAAAAAAAAAAAAAAAATTTAAATAAAAAAAAATTAATTAATTTTTTTTTATAAAAAATGCCCCATTTTTTTTTAAAAAAAATTTTTGGGGGGGGGGGGCTTTTTTTTTTTGTTTATTTTTTTTTTTTTAATCTTCCC